GCCAGACAGACTGAGCTTCAAAGCATCCGCTGTGTCAACGTAGCTTTTATTCGTTGCGTCTGTTGGGTTTGTTGGTGTGCTCAAGCCAGAGATCGTGCTGCCCGTAGACGAATTCATGTCCAGTGAGCCGTTGATGGTCACGTCGTTGAAAGTCGAAGAACCTGTGCTGGCCGTTACGTTACCGGTCAAGTTGCCTGTGACGTTGCCGGTCACGTTGCCTGTGACGTTGCCAGTCACGGCGCCTGTGACGTTACCGGTCACGTTGCCGGTCACGTCGCCTGTCAAACCACCAACAAAACCGACGGTGGCTGTGACGGTCGTACCACGCACGGTGCTGGCGGTCGAAGCGCCCACGGTGGCGTTGTCGATTGAGCCGCCCGAGATGGTGGCGCTGGCAAACGAGTTGGACCCGCTGGACGTGACGTTACCGGTCACGTTGCCCGTCAAGTTGCCTGTGACGTTACCAGTCACGTTGCCTGTGATCGCCCCGACAAAGCCGGTGGTCGCAGTAATCGTCGTGCCGCGCACAGTGCTGGCCGACGATGCGCCAATTGCGGTGCTGTCAATTGTTGAGGCCGTGATGGCCAAGGACTGCAAGGCGGCCGAGGCGATCAACGCCGTGCCAGCCGAGTTGACCATTGCGACCTTGTACCCGTTGCCGCTCAGTGTGGGCAGCAAGTCAAAGCCAGACGTGACCGACTCCCATTCGTTGCGCTGCTGCGCAGAAGAGCCGGGAGAGTTTGGCGTTGGGTAGGTGCTGTGGGTGTAGTATGGATTGCTCATCGGAGTCCTCGACGCATGGTGTAGTGAACAATGACGTTGTTCACGGTGAAGGGTTCAAACAAATCTGAGTTTGAAGAGATGCGAATGGCCATGTTTTCGGCGGTTCCTGTGACCTCGATTTCGGAAGGAGAGATGTCAGATCCATCCCACACAAAGTTGTCCCAGATCATCTCATCCCAGTAGCTTGAACGCAAGTCATTTGAGTAGCTGGCATCGGCTGGTTGAGTGAGGGCCGTGGTGCGGTAACCCAAGTCATAGCCAAACTGAATCTCGGCGTAGGCGCTGCCAGTCAGCTCGACGCTGGCCTTGCGGTAGCGTTTCAAAATGCGAGGTGACTTTGTTGAGTTGTAGACCAAGTTGATGTTGGCCGGGATAGGGTCGCCGTCAAAGCTGGTGCCCATGTCCAATTGATAGACAAAACCATTGGTAGATCCAAAGAACTGAACCGTGCCGCCGGTGGGGGCTTCGCTGTCAATACAACAAGTAATGTTGTGGGCAAACTGCACTGGCATGCTGCCAAGCATTTGGCTGTTCATGATCGTCAGGTACAAAGCCGTGCCGTCTGAAAAGAAAATGCGGTACTGGCCTTTGTCGCGGTTCACTGAACTACCCACCGCCAAATCGCGATGGGCCTGAATGAACGGGCGGATGTTCATGGTCAGCGAGGCTGGCACGAAGTTACCGAAGTTCAAAGATGTACTCATGCTGATGATGCCTCGATCATCAAGCACGTAGGACTGGTCCAAGTTCTGCGCGGTATATGCGTAGGCGCCAGTGCCCGTGTTGAACGCGGACAGTTGGAAGTTGGCAGAGCTTGTGCCGTACAACACCGAAGTGTCTTGGCGGGTGTAGACGCCCAAGGCGCCGCTGCTCTGGTTACCCGGCAACACCAACAGGTTGGTGATTGGGCCGTTCATGGCGATTTCGCCAGCACCAAGCAGCGGGTCCCATTGGTATGGGTAGCCCAGCGCGCTGAACTGCAACGACGCGCCGAAGCTCAAAAATAGGTGTTGCTTGTGAAAGACGATGTGGTCAGGCGTATCGACGGCCATGCCCGTGCGAATGGGCACGTAGACCGTGCCATCAAACTCAAAGGCTTTGTTCTTGCCGTCACAGCCATACATCTTGTAATTGGCTGTGCCGCCGCCAAAGTTGGCGGTCACTGTTTCGTATCGGCCGTTGGGCGCTAAGGTGATAGCCACTGGAACAGAAACTACTTGCGCGTAGGTTGTAGCCCCGACACGCAAGTTTTCACCAATGGTAAATGTGCCGGTGACTGTTTGCCCAATCAACTGGCCAGCGGCTGTGCCAGACCAAGACCCTGATTCAAGAACCGTGCGGGTGACCACCATAGTTGCGCCGCTTGATTGCCCGGTCAACGTTGTGCCGTCAGGAATCTCCAAGCTGCCTGTGCCAAACGACATTGTTTTGCCAAGAGCCACCTGCACCCAGCCAGAGCTACTGGATTTGTACATGTTGGCCGTAGCGCCGCCCGTAGCGTTGCGCCAAGCGTAGCAAGTGCCGTTGTAGTAACCGACGCCTAGGATGCTGCCTGAACCGGGCACAGCAGAGATGCTGGCGCGGTAGTCATCGGCCGCAAGGTTCTTGTAGGTCACGTCCGTGAGGCCATCGGCCGAGATGCCTTGCACAATAGTGATCGTGGCAACAAAGGACGAGCCGTCGTTGAGCACATCGCCCGCTTCAAAAACGCCGACTTCGCGCGTGATCACAATGTTGCTACCGTCGACGGCAATCACTTTGCCCGTAGCACCTGAGACAGATCCTGTCACTGTCACGCCTACGGTGACAGTCGCGCTCAACGTGCAAACCAAGATGCTGTAGATGGCGTCAGATGGGCTTGCATGACCGTCGAAACGTTCGTAGCCTGCGATGCGTGAGTAGCCGCCAGTGATCGAACACTCGAAGTTGGAGGCGCGTCGCGCAATGCCCGGCTTCAACGACAGCGTTGGAGTCACTTGATCCAAGCCGCCACCAAGGCGGATCAGATCGTATTGGACTTTGGGCGTGGTCAATGGCATCTAGTAGCCTTATGCGAGAGGAGGACCGCTGATAAGGGTGGGGAGCTGATCGATGTCCACGAGGTTCATCAATCGCTTAAATTCAGTTTCGCCACGCTGATAGACCTCGGGGGCTGATTCGTAGCCGCCGTAGAACATCATTGCGCGGTAGACGATCATCATGTGGTAGCGGTTGGGGAAGACGTCTGGAGGCGTGTCCGTGGCCGCTGTAAATTCAACCGGGGCGTAGTAGTACTCGCCCGTGACAACATAGGAGCGATCGGGGATCGAACCGAACCCGAGCTTTTTGTCGGGGTCGATTGATACCACCACTGGACGTGCATACGTCGTCCGCATGTTCCCGTACATGTACAGGTTGCGGAACGTCGTGTAGTCCATGTAGTTCGTCAGCTGCTCGTCCTTGTAGTCCTGCCCAACAGACGACACGCGGAAGCTGTCACGCTTCCAGTTTGCAAAGTCTGTGAGGCCGGCTTCAACGGCAGTGTAGAACTGTTGTTGCGTAGTGAGAGTGAACTCGACTGGCTGTCGCATCCATTGCCAGTCGTTCTTAGCCGTCTGCACGTCCACCCATGCGCTGTTGATCCATTGGGAGAGTCGGTACGACTCGCCTGTCAGGCCGGTCACGCTGGTGAGGGGAGTAGCTGCGCCAGAGACGCCGCACTCCACACGCAGTCGGTTGATAAGTTGGAGGTAGTTCACTCAGTCACTCCGTGATTAAGCTGGCTCAGCCAATACGTTTTGGAGCCATGCACGGCCACGAGGATTCGGGTCGTTCATCAGCTCAAAGGGATAGGCCAAGCCGTGACGCGCGACCATGTCGATTTGGTCAGGCGCTGCTGGGTTGCGTGTCACTTGGCTGTACTTCGTTTCCTTCATACGGGCCAAGATCTCTACGTACTTGCGACGAACCTTTGTGGGCACGCCGCGAATGATTGGTTGGTTGGTGCCATTGCAGTTGACGATCACATGAGGAGCTTGGTTCTCGTCAGTGGTGGCGTGAACCATCACTTCGACCAGCTCGTTCATGAAGCCCTCATCGGCTGCCAGTTGGCTGAAGTCACGGGACTCAGCAACGGTTTCGATGATTGGTGCGTCATCAACAATTTCCATACCGGCGACTACTTCTTTTTTTGCCATCTTCTATTCTCCGTCAGGTTTAAAAAACTGTTTTGCCAAAAAGCAGGCTGCCCGAAGGCAACCTGCAAAACCCTCTTTTTGAGAGAGGATGGCAACTTTACTGTGCGCTACCGGGCATGTCCATGCAGTCGCTGTAGGCATCAGTAATGCCAGAAGCGCCGAGGTCAGTCGTGCCGGGAGTGAAAGTAGTGGATGAGTCAGTAGTGACTTTGATCAAACCGACCAAAGTTGTACCGGCTGTAGTTTGGCTAGGCACTGGGCATGGATCGCAAGCACCAACGATAGGACCTTGAGTGGTTGTAACGGTGCCAGAAGCGTCGATCCACACTGCGAACAAGCAAGCCTGAGATGCAGCCAAGGCTGTACCTGTAGAGAATGTCAAGTTGTCAGTAGCGTTCTTAGACTTGAAAACGCCGTTGCTGGTGTAAGTCAACGTGTTCACAGTCTTGAAGGTAGCGGAGTTGGTGCCTTCGGCCAAGCCGGCAGCGGTCAGCGACAGGTAGCCGCTGTTGGATTGTTCGATGTTGTATGACATGATTTAGTCCTTTAGGAAAAATTAGGCTGATGCCTGAGTGAATGTGATACCGGCAGCAACGGCGCAAAAGCCCTTGGCAAACCAGCTTGTACCGTCGCTAACCACGGTGACCATATCGCCTGCAACGGACTGGCCGTCAACAAAAGTGATGGTGTCGTCGGCTGTGCCAGTGTCACCAGCGACGCCGGCAGCGTTGACTGCTTGGCCTTTGATGATGTTGGCGCTACCGTTGGTGACAACGGTGTAGCTCGCGCTTGATGGAGCGGCAGTCACGATGAACGTGAATGCCAAGCCGGCGGCAGGAGCTGGCAGGGTCGTAACAAATTCAGTAGCAGAGTTCAAAAAGATGACTTTGCCGCTGTCCGCTGCTGTCAACGACGATGCCGCTGTAGCGTTGGTTGTTGCAACAGGACCCAAGACGGGAGCTGTGATCGACGTGGCGCTCACATTACCCAAGCGGTCTTCGTTGAGAAGTTTCCAGTAGTTTGATTGCATGGTAGTGTCCTTTAAGTTAAGACGCTGGGGCTTGCGCCCCAGCTAGTCCATTAGAGGGCGGTCACACCAGCTTCGATACGGGCCATGAAGGCGTCGTTCAAACGCACTGTCGCGAACCATGTAGAAGCACCCACGTAGCCGAATTGGCCCAATGGGTTAGCGTGGTTGGTTGTAGATGCTTTCAACACCACAGGCTTGATGGCAGACATGCCCTTGAGAGCAACTTGGCCCCAAGCGTCTTCACCGATGATGATGAAGGGGTACACGTCAACGTTCGAGCCGCCAACAGACAACATGCCGTTCAATGTGCTGGAACCAGCAGCAGCGAAGGACTTCAACAGGGGTGAGCTGATGAAGCGGAAGTCTTCGCATGCACCGATTTCGCGGTCATGGATTGGCTTGAATGAACCGTACTCTTCCACGCGGGTGAAGCCGGGCAAGTTACGCACGTCGCTGACAGCGTCAGTGTGGACGAACACAACGTATGCAGGTTGCACAGCGCGTGTACCGAAGTTGACGCCGGGAGCCAAGCGGCTAGTCACGCGACGTGAACGGTTTGACTCGAGGGTACGAGCTGCTTTACGGATGCTGTTCAAGCTGATAGCCGTGTTGATTGCAGAGCGGCTAGAGCCGTTTGCGTAGATCACGGTAGAGCCGGCCTTCAACACGCCGTAACGAACCATCTCCATAACTTCAGCCAAGGTCTCGCCAGTCAGCTTGACCATCTCGCCGGGGATGTCATCTTCGTACAGTTGCTCAACTTTAGAGCTGTACTTGAACAGCACGCCGTATTGTTGCAATTGCACAGACACGTCTTGGAAAGAGATGGTGTTTGCGTTAGGAGTCACGCCTTCAGCCAACACGAAGTTGGAAGCGGTGATGTCTGGTGTACCAACGTAGCGGGTAGAACCCTCGATTGATGTGCCAGCAGTAGACGCGCCGAATGGCAAAGTACGACGGAACACCAAGGTGTCTGTCGAGTTTTGTGGCATTTCGCGTTGAGTACCGAAGTCGCCCAAGACGGTGATGGGTTGGGCGTGTTCAAGCATACCTTGGGCAGCGCGGATTAAGTTACGCGATGCTACGGTGCCGTAATTTTGAATAGACATGGTCTAGTTTCCTTTTCTTTCAGATTGAGTTAATAGCCTCGATCCGCAAGCTGACGCTCACGTTTCTTAGCTTCATAGTTCCACAGTTCCGCTGGTGACATGTCGCCAATGGTCTTAGGCGGCGGTGTCGAACCAGTGCGAGTTGTCGCGGCGGCAGCGAGACGTGCTCCGCGCTCTTGCTTGATGTCACCGGCTGAACGCGTTTGGGCTGCTGAAAATAAATCCAACATCTTGATCGCGTCTTTGCCTTTAGGGCTGTCTGCTAAGGCTTGCGTCTCGGCGGACTGCACAACAAACCACTGCGCGAACTCGGTCGAATTGATCGTGTCCTGCCAGTTGTCGTACTTACCTTCGATACGAGCCTCTTCCAGAAGGCGTCCCATCTCAGCCTTGGTGGTGGCAACTTGTTGCTGCACGAATTGAGCCACGGCTTCGGGGCTAACTCCTTGCTGCTGTTGACCGCCGATCTTGGCTGCGACGTACTCTTCCATCGCTCCTGCCCACTCGGGGAAATCCTGCTTGAGCTGCTCCCACTTCTCGGGGTTCTTGGCTGCGCTGGCGATAGCCGTCTGCGTAGGCGCATCTTGCGGGCTGACTTGCGCCACCGCTTGACGTGCTTGCTGGGCTTCTCGTTGCATCGCTGCCACGCGACCCTCAGTCGTCTTGACATGGTGCAGCAGTTGAGCGTTTGCTTGCGCTAATTCATCGATCTGGGCCAGCTTGGCTCGGACCGCTGGGGATAGGCCAGCGAGAGGATCTTCCTCTTCCTTCGTTTGCAGCGACTCTTCGATTCTTTCGTCACGAAGTTGTTCTGGTTCAAGATCCTGCGGCGTTTCCGGCGCATCGGCTAATAGCTCAGTTGCGGACGCGGTAGCGTCGGCATCCAGCTTTGCAGCCTCTTCGTTCCATAGGTTTTGCGCTTCTTCCGAAGACAGTTGGTTTTCATCCACTTTTTGCTCTCCAAACAAAAACCGCCCGAAGGCGGCTTACTAAAACGGCCAAGCGGGACGTTAATCCGGCTCAACCACCACACCTCGAGCTGCCTCGTTGGGCAGGTCGAGAAATCTTTTGATGAAACGAATCTCACCACGCAACGCTGCTGTCTCGATGTCGGAGAGCTGGACAGCATCGTTTTTCTTGCGCGCCAGTTCGAGCTGGGCTTCAGCCCATTTGCGAAGAAGGTGCCAAGTTGCAGAGGTGTAATCGTTCATTCAATTAAAAAGCCAGCTCGAGGCTGGCTTTGATAAATTTTGGGCGCACTTCGCCCGAAGAAATTCTATAACAGAACGTGGTGTACGCGCAACACATATTTTTAATTACCGCCCCCGCTGTCTACCGGGGCGTCCTTTATCGCCTTTTCGGCTTCAAGTCGCAGGCGTTCGGTCTCCAGCTTTTCCTGCTCCAGCTTTTCCGTTGCTGCTCGGTTTTCGCGGGCTTGGTTGATCAAGCCGCGCTGCGCCGGAAATTCTCCGCTGCCTTTGAGGCCCCTTGAGGCTACGAGATCCCCTATCAAACCGCCCTCTTGCTCCACCACCGAGGGGCGTTGATCACGGCGAACCGCAGCCGCGCTTGCATCTGGCGCTTCCATCGTGAAATCTCGAGGCTTTTCACCAAACGTCGGCACGTCGTACTCGACAGTGACTCTTCCGTTTGCGTCAGGCTGGCCAACAACGCGAACCTTGCTTTGGTCAAAGGGTGTGAAGGACCGCCCCTGCTGAATTCCGAGCTGGCCATTTACGTACCGCGCGCCTTCAAATGTTTTTGTCTCTGTCCCTCTTGGGTTTTGACGCAACAGTAAATAGTTTGGGTCGCCGCTATCCGTTGCGCCAACAAAGTTCACGCCGCTCGGCGCCGTAGACACCGTTCCAGACTTTGAATCAGCGACCTTGATGGCGCTAGAAGGCACGCCACCCTGCATGCCATAAGCCCGTGCGGGGTTGTAGTCCCCCTTGGCAATCAGGTATGGATTGCCGTTCGGGTCTTTTGCAATCGAATTGTTGTACGAGCCGGAGCGCCGTTGGTAGATGGCCAGCGCGCGCTGATAGGCGTCAAGGTCTCGGCTTAGAGTTCCCATGTTTTATTTTGGCGTTGTGGCAAACGGGTTAGTCGTCTTGACGCTAGGACCTTGCACGGTGACCGGGTTTGTGAACAGTTGCTTTTGAGCGTTACCAATCAGACCGCCGGGGTTGACGTTGCCAGCAGCCGCGTTGGTGAATTGCCCGCTCAAGTTGTTGTTGGTAGCGATCAAGCCCGCAGGCTTTGTGGTCGTGTAGTTTTTCACGCCTGCTGCAATTGCTGCGGCTGCCGAGCTATACATGACACCATCTGGCCCGTACACAATGCCCGAAGTTGCGGTGGCGCCGGAGTTTGATGTTCCGCCGCCGTCAACCGCCGCGTTGGCATCCGTCAACCCACCAGCCGTTATGCTTGTGTTTGTTGTCGGGCGGTTGTTCTTGGCGACCAAGTTGTTGTAGTTGGTTGTCAAGGTCGCCAAATCCGAAGCCAAGCTGTTTATTTTTCGGTTAAGCGGATTGCTTGTGTCGTTTAGCTGCGCTTGTTCGTAGTAGTTATTTACGCCCTCGTCAAGGCCGGAAAGGCTTGGGTCCAAACCTCGATCCGTCAGGCTTTGTTTTATATTGCTGCCGGGAGCGTAAGAGGTACCGCCCACACCGGTCCTAGCAATCTCGGGCCCGTACTTCAAAATGTTTTCGTTGGTTGGCTTGTTTGTGTCGTAGCCCGCCGCGTTTAGGGCTTGGGTAGCTTCCCACCATTCGCCGGGTTTAAAACCTGCTGCCGCAAGTGCGGCGTTGTACTCTGGTGTCGACACGCCTGTCAGCATGCTGCGCTGCATGACGTCGTTAAGACTTGCTAAAGCGGTATTTCCAGTGGTAGCCATATTGGGTTCTCCTTAAATTCCTGATCCGGTCTGGATCGCCAGCTGGCGCTCTGCAGCGAACAGCTCTTTCTTGCTGCGTTCCTTGATGGCCACTTCGGCCAGCTTGGCCTTGATGGTCTCGAGGCTGATGTTCTGGTTGTTAGACATCTTGAGCATTTCGATCTCTTTGTTGAGTTGCAGCTCCATGACTCGCAACTCAGCTTCCTGCTGGGCGATCTGCTGACGTACCTGCAACTCTTGCATGTCGCCTTGGTTCTGAGCCTGCATCTTCTGCATCTCAGCTTGCGCACGTAGCTGAGCCACGGCCATCGCTGGATCTGGCTGTGGGCCTGCGGCCGCTGCCTTCTTCTGCTGCTCTTTGATTTGCTCGATCTCGTCCTCAGACTTGAACACTTCGGCTGGGTCGATGTGCTGGGCCTGCAAGGCTTTCTCGAACAGCTTCTGCGTGTCGAGGTACATGCCATAGACTGGGTTGGCGCCAGCGGCCAACAGGTTCAAGAACGATTGGTTCTGGATGTCACGCACGATCAGGGCGCTCGAGCCACGGGCGTCGATGCTGAAATCGCCCTTGATCTCTTCGTCCTCGTTGTACAACATGTTGTAGTCGTAGTAGCGACGGATGTGCGGCTTGGTGATCATGTCGTCGAACTGCTTGACCAGACGGCGAAGCACAACGTTTGCACTGGTCATCAGCATCTGCATGCCGCCGACTGTGTCAGGTGCGTTGCCCTTCTCGCCCTGCATGATGGTAGGCACGCCGGTCTCAGCGTCGGCCAGCTCGGTAGCCATCTTGATGATGCCTGCCAGCTCGGCTTGGTGGCTGTTGAACTCGAACGTGCTGAAGGCTGTGCGCACATCGGCAACGTCGTCGGTCGCATACCAGATCTTGCGAGAGCTGAGCTCCCAGCGTTTGTCTGCGGGCTGGATGGCGCCGGGCTTGATGACGATCTGCGGACCGCTGGACACGCCAGCGTTGTCCATCATTTGACGCCATGCAGCGTTCAACACGCGTTGCTGGGCGCGCATCAAGTACGGGATGCCGTAGCCCCACACCGAACCAGACAGCTTTTCCCAGACGTAGAAGTCGTAAGGCAAAGCGCCGTCTTCCAAGGGGTTCATGAACGCCTTGACCACGGTGTTGTTGATCATGATGACGCCTGCGCTCAGTGTGCGCAGCTCGTCCTTTTCGCCAACCTCAACGCCTGCGGACTCGAGGTCGTCGTGGTCGACTTCACCCCAGTAGGTCCACATCTCATAGGTCAAGCGGGCCATGTCGCGTTGGTCTTCATCGGTCAGCTCTTGCAATGTGACCGACTGCTTAGGACCCTCTTCGAGCACCTTGCGCAGTTGCTCCTTCATGAAGCCGGGTTGCTTGGCAAGGTCACGAACCTGTTTGGCTGTGAGCTGCTCGCGCTCATAGATGCCTTTGCCGTTGTGGATGTTCTCGCCACAACCGGGGTCGGCCCACACGTTGCGTGGGTCAACACGGAAAGAAGCAGGGCTGAGCTCTTGCACGATCTCGATCTGGTGCACAGTCGCGCCAGTCGCATCGGTCATTGGCTGCCAAGCCTTGCGTGTGCGGCTGGTGACCAAGGGGCCCTTGATCACGCCAGTGCCAAGCATGGCAGCGTCGTGGATCACTTTGCGCAATTCGGCGTTGTAGTCGCACTCAACGAGCTGATCTTCGATCTCGGTCTGCATGGCCTCGGCCTTCTTGATCGCGACCTCCAATGCAGCACGGGCAATGTCGCGAACCTTCACAGGCTGGCCGCCTTCATTCAAGATCGGCTCGCCCGTTTGTGGGTGCGTCGCGGGATCTTGGTTCTTGGTCATGCCCATCAGCTCTGGGTCTGGTGTAGGCTGAATGCCCCAGTTGCGGTCGTCGGTCGGCAGCAAGATGTCTGCGAGACGGGCTTCGGCCGAATTGGTTTTCTGGCGAGTCATGCCAATGAACACCGTCGAGCGATGTGGCTTGGCGTTGTGGGTCGTGACGGGGTAGCCCTGTTCGACCGACTCCATCATCTGGCTCGTAGCCTTGTTGACGTTGTCCTTGTTGTTGTACTGGTCTTCGTCCTGAATCCAGCGCTTGTCTACGCCGTAGGAATTGCGCGCACGAATCCACTCATCGCGCTGTGCAGCAAGGCCAGCACCAAAGGATTGGAGCTTGTCCTCTTGTTGGCGCTTGAGTTCTTCGGGGTCTTGGTATTCGACCTCGACGTCGATTTGTTGTGGTTGCATTTCCATGTGATTCAGTCCTCAGCTTAGTAAGGCGCTTTGGCGTAGCGTGCGTGAACGGCCAAAGTGCAGTCGATCGCAACGCCTGTGCCGCTAGTCACTGCGGGGCGAACCCACGCTGGGTTCTCTTGGGAGATGTGCAAAGCAGCGGAGGTGTAAGCCATCCCGGTTGTGCTGCCGCGCTGGGTCATTGGATGCCAGTTTGTGTTGTCGTTGGAGCCTTGCCACGTAACCGTGCCGCCGCCGAAAGTGCCTGACACTTGGCAGCTTAGATCAGCGGCGTATGCGATAGGCACACCAGCGCCAACGTCGCCGGTGGCCAAGTTCGCCCAAGAGGCAAGGACCGCGCCGGGCACTGAGTCGCGATCGATTGTTGCTGCAATAGTAGCCATGAGATTTCCTTAGTTGGGGTTGCTTAATATCCTGCCACTTCGTCAAACATTCCGAAGGGCACTATGGGGGCTGATCGCGAATTACGCAACCGGCCTTCCGCTTCTTCCTGTGTCTTGGCAAAACGCCGGCCCATCATGGCGTAGCGCGTTGCCGACATCAAGTCGTCGTTTACCTTTACGACCATACCGTCCTTGCGGTGGTACAGCCTGAATTCCTCGAACCAGTCTTCCAAGTGCGCGAACACTCGCAGGCGCATGCTTTGCATGCGGGTCAACATCTCGGACAAGCCAGCTTCGACGCCATTGCTGCCGTCTTCAAACGTGACTCGGTCCTTCAACATGTTGAGGCCCTGATCCTTGTACTGCTTGGCCAGCTGTTCGCCGCTGCCACCCTTGTCGCGTTGCAAGCCGTCATGCGGCCATGCGATCGGCACCCACTCGCCTCGTGCCCTGACAGCCATCGCGTGCCCAGCAATCCCGGGTTCACTGCGACGGTAGCAGTCAGTCACATAGAGCGTGTCGGTGTCACGGTCCCAAGCCATCCACACCACGGCTGTTGGGTGATCGACACCGAAGTCAATCGCCGATATGCGCGGCCAGTGCGTTGGGATCGGGAAGGCCCGAATCTTGATTGCATCTTCAGCAACTGGGAACACTCGACCAGATCCCAAAATTGGAATGCCCTTGGCGCGAGCTTCACGCTCGTGCTCAGGGTAGCTGGCGATGATCGCATCGGCCTGCTCTTTGGTGTAGTGCTCAGCATCGCTGATCGTCATGTTGGTCACGTTCGTGCCCGCTGGCTTCTCCAGCAGGTAACGCTTGACCACCTCGGACATGCCGAGCAATGGCGTGAACGTCACGAACACTTGACCGCCTGTCGCGTTGGTACGCGTCAAGCCTTCAGAATAAATTGGCAGCGGTGGCTCTTCGTCGAACCACACGATGTCCACAGTGTCGGCCTGCCACTTCGTGCGGCCTTGGTCGTAGCTGTTGAACTGAAGCACGCTGTCCTCGCCACACTCGTGACGAACGACAACCGAGCTCACAGCATCGGGCACGCCTTGCTTCATCGACGTATCGCGCAAGCTGGCAAACGGGATCGCTCCAGTGCCCCACTCTTCGCGGATCTCAGGCGGGCCAAGCATCAAGCGCTGGATACCCTTCTTGGTCAATTCGCCCGACTCGGAACCACACATAGCACGAATCGCATAAGGGAACCGCTTGCCGGTCCACCATGATGGGTACTTGCCTGTCAGGTGCATAGCCATCTCGAACGCACCAGCCCAAGTCTTGCCAAGCTGGTTGCCCGCCATGAACAAGCGTTCACGGAACGAGGCGCCTGCTTCGTGGAAGTCGCGCTGCTTGGCGTAAGGCGCATACGTGGCCAAGCGATTGCGCTTGGCTCGTATGTCTTTAAGTCTCAGCAGGTCGTACAGCTCGCGCTTCTCATCGTCGTCTAGCAGCGAAGTGTCAATGCGCGTGAGGTCGATCATTTCTTGGTCACCTTGGCCAACAGCATGTTGAGCCTGTTGTCCAGCTGTTCGCTGGTCAAGTCCAACGTGCCAGACATCTTGACCTCAACGCTCTTGAGCTTTGGCTGTGTGTATTGCAGAAATTCATTAAGCGTTCGCATGCGCGTGTCAACGTCAAGCAGCGGGACCATGATGTTCTTGCCTTTGTCGTCAAGCACTGGCATGCCACTGCGCATCATTGGGATCGTCGCCTTCAAGGCCTTGGCGATCTCCACCGCAGGATCGAGCCCCTCTTCGATGCAGGCTTCTGCAACAGCGCGAAGGTTGATCCGATGCGGCGCGCTGCTTGTGGTGGCGCTCTTACTCACAGGATGAGCGCGGCCAGTCTTGGCCGCTGTCGGAATCGCCAGATCGTCCATGGTCGCCAGCTTTGGTGGCGCCCCGGCTAGGTCGGCGTTACGACTTGGATTTCTTTTACTTGCCATTCCTCATTGCTCCTCGCAAAAGGCCTTCGTTGCGCGCGCTGATCGCCTTGGCCTTAGCCTTGGCGTCAGCCTTGCTGCTGGCGCCCCAAGCATTGAGACTCAGCAGCAAACGCGTTGGTTCACCGTTCTTGCGTTCAGGGC